TCCGATCTCGCACCATTTAAAGTATCTGAAATGGCTGAAAATAGCGGTTTGGCTAGCGAACTGGCTAGAACTAGCGCGAACTGGCCAGACGCTGGCAGACCGCAACCAGTCGACCCGGTGCATATTTATGCAGACATATACAGGCCGCGTTTAGAGACTGTTTGTAATCGTGAAGGCCGCTATTTTGCTGACGGCGTAAAAGTTTGGGCTAAAGATTTTTTAAACGTTGACTTAATGGCGTGGCAGTATCACGTTGCTACGGGTTTGTTAAGCCACGACGAACACGGCGATTTATTGCATAGGCAAGGCCTGGTTAGTGTTGCGCGGCAGAACGGTAAAAGCGTTTTGCTGGCTGGCGTTGTCGGTTATTGGGCTACGGTTATGCCAAAGCTTCGAGGTAGGCCGCAAACAATTATTACTACGGCCCATAGATTAGACCTGGCTATAGAACTGTTTAACCAGGTAGCACCTATTTTAGAAAAAGAGTTTGGCGCTATTTTGACGTGGGCGGTAGGCCGTAACGAAGCTAATTTACCTGACGGTACGCGCTGGCTGGTTCGTGCCGCTACGCCTACTTCGTTTCACGGTTTAACCGCAGACCTGGTTTGTATTGACGAACTTTGGGCAGTATCGCCAGACAGCGTAAGCGTAGGTTTGTTACCTACTATGCGTACCCGTAAAAGCCCGTTACTGTTTATGACGTCGACAGCTGGCGACGAAAGTTCAAAAGAAATGCAGAAATGGCGTGAACAAGGTTTACGGGCAATAGACGAAAAAAAAACTACTTCGCTGTATTTTGCTGAATATTCGCCGGCAGACAATATCGACCCTATGACGCCTGAAGCGTGGCTAAAAGCTAACCCAGCTGTAGGCAGTACGTTAACGGTAGACGTTATAGCGTCAGAAGCTGAACAGCCAAACCGTAACGCGTTTCTTAGAAGTAGCGTAAATTTGTGGACTGCCAGCGCTAACGGCTGGCTACAGCCTGGCGTTTTTGACAAGCTAGTAACCGCTGACCCTATGCCAAAAGGCGGCGTATTAGCTATAGAACAAAGTCAAGACGAAGCCCGCTACGTTGGCGTTAGGGCTGCTATAAACGCTAAAGGCCAAATACAGTTAGCCGTCGAGTTTGTTAAAGATACGTTAGCTGAGTGTTGGCAAGCTGTAGACGCGGCTTGTTTAGACCAAACTACGCGCATACTTATTACGCCAGCGTTTGAAATGTCTTTACCTACAAAGTTTGAACGTCGCGCTTCTATGGTAGGTAACCGTGAACTACAGCGTTGGACTGTAGGCGCTAGGGCAGCAATTTTAGAAGGCAAAATACGGCACGACGGCAGCACACTTTTAGCCCAGCATTGTGCCAGGGCCGTAGCGGTCAAAAATCAAGGCGCTGTAACTTTGTCTAGTTTGCGTAGCCCAGGCCCTATAGAACTAGCGCGCTGTTTAGTGTTTGCTGTAGCTATGGTTAGCAAACCTGCCACAGTAGGTAAACCAATGATAGTTAGCCGCAGAACGGCTATTTAATTTGTGGTATCGGTTAAGGTAATTGGCGGGTAGCCGTCGAGTTTTCTATCTTTCTCGTAGGGCGACTGCGGCGGCTACCTATCACTAAAAAGATTTAAAACTATGGCATACTTTGTTTATGGCTTTATTTACGCGCAAACCAGATACCGCAAAAGTAGTTAAAGCTGCAGCTGGTTACGCGGCAGACCGTACCGGCAGTAACGCGGGCGCTTCACAAATCGGCAATTTCTACGCCTATTCAGACGGCAGCATTAGGCAACGTTTTATGCAAGTGCCGACAATTAGCCGCAGCCGCGATTTAATGTGTTCAGTTATTGGCTGTTTAAAATTAGAACAATTTAAAGAAATGTGGAACGGCGAAAAAATCGAACTGTTACCAGAAGCGCCGCGCAGCTGGTTAAATCGTATTGACAAAGGCGTAACAAATAATTTTATACTTTCATTTACACTTGACGACCTTCTGTTTTATGGAAGGGCTTTTTGGTATTGTGTCGAGCGCGATAGTTCGGGTTATCCAAGTTCGTTTACACGGCTACCGGCTGCAATAGTTACAACGCAAGACCAAGCGGCAAGTAACGGCGTCTGGTTCGGGCCGTCTAAACAAGTTTTGTTTCAAGGCCTACCAATTCGTTACGAAGATTTAGTTCAGTTTCTTAGCCCAATACAAGGCCTAATTTATACTGGCGCAGTATCAGTAGACACGGCCTTAAAACTAGAACAAGCGCGCAACCGTAACGCGTCAAGTTTGCAGCCAGCGGTTACCTTGCGTCAAAAAAGCGGCGAACCTATGAGCGCGCAAGAATTACGCGACCTGGCCGCAGCTTACGACGAAGCGCGTTACGCGTCAGCTACAAGCGCTGTAAACGAATTTGTAGAAGTAATACCAAACACGGCAACGCCCGACAAAATGCTGTTAATTGACGCCGCAGAATATCAAGCAAAAGAACTTGCAAGAATTGCGAACGTACCCGCTTATTTAGTTTCGGTGAGCATTGGAAATTACAGTTACGTTTCGTCTAGTGAAGCTTCACGCGACCTATACAAATTTGGGGTAAAACCTTATATTGACTGTATTCAAGAAACGTTAAGCGCTAATAACGTTTTGCCGCGCGGCACGGTAGTACGCTTCGACATTGAAAGTTATTTAGCTAGCGAATATGACCAGCCAGAAAACGAAATAGAAGTAAACGAAACGACGGTAACAAATGCTTAGATTAAGCCCACAAAATTTAAACTTAGACGCTGCGCCTGCCGGCGACAAAGCCCCCCGCCGAACGCTGGCGGGCGTAGCGGTTCAATACGACGTAGAAGCCGTCGTATCTGACGGCCAAAAAGTTAAGTTTGCTAACGGTTCGCTACCGCTAGAAGGTAAGAAACCTAAAATGTATCTTTACCACGACAGTACGCAGCCAATAGGCATAGTTCAGGCCCGCGAACAGGTAGGCGATATGGTGCTATTTGAAGCCCGCATAAGCGAAACCCGCGCCGGCGACGAAGCTTTACAACTAGCAAAAGACGGCGTTTTAGACGCAGTTTCGGTAGGTATTTTGCCAGTCGAATTCAGCTTTGACGAAGCCGGCACAATGATAGTTACTAAAGCTGACTGGCAAGAATTAAGCCTTTTACCTTTTGGCGCTTTTGAAAACGCTAAGGTAGAAACCGTATATGCGAGTATCCCCGAAACCGAACCTAAAGTAGTGTTAAATAGTAATCAAGACCCAGAACCAGAGGTAACAGAAATGACACAGCCACAAGAAACCCCACAAGTAATTGAAGCCGCAGCCGTACACACAGTTTACGCGCAACCAAAAAAACTTCGTTTGCCTAGCACGTCTGAATATATTGCTGCGTATGTACGTGGCGGTTCAGATTTCGCGCAACTAAACGCAAACATTAACGCGGCACGAATTGAAGCCGCGCCAGGCGTAGCACCTTACATAAATACAGAAAGTACGCCAGGTATTTTGCCAGAAATAATTACTGGCAGCGTGTACGACGGGCTTAACCCAGTTCGCCCGTTTGTTACTGCTATCGGTACGCGCTCTATGCCTACAGCTGGCGCAACATTTCGCCGCCCGAAAATTACTACACGGCCTTCAGTTGCGCAGCAAAGCGCACAGTTTGACACGCTTAACGCGTCTACTGTTGTCGTTTCGAATACGGATATTTCTAAACTAAGTTTTGGAACATATGTAACCGTGTCCGAACAAGACCTGGACTGGTCAGACCCCGCTTCAATTGACATCATTTTAAATCAGTTAGCTATCGCCTACGGACAGGCGACGGATAATTACGCTGTAGATACTTGCCACGCTGCAATTACACAAACTTCAAGCGTTGCAGATGACACGGTAGGCGCAGACTGGGTAGCGGCAATTTACGAAGGCGCAAGACTAATTTCAATAGATACAAACTATTTGCCTACCCATATGGTGGTAACGCCCGGCAGTTGGAAAGCTTTGGCAAGTTCGGTAGATGACGCAAACAGGCCAGTATTTCCGTTTGTAGGCGCACCTAACCTTATGGGCCAAAACGCAGCCGGTAATTCGGCAGCTACAAGCTGGAACGGAAACCCATTAGGTTTAGTTTTAGTAGTTGACCGCCATACGCCAGGTTCATTTATGGGCCACGCCGCAGGGCCAGCCGCAGGCTTCGAATTTTACGAACAGCAAAAAGGCGCAATTTCAGTAGACGTACCCGCGACAATGGGCCGAACTATTGCGTTCAGAGGTTACGCAGCCGCGTTTATGGCTGACGCAACTAAGTTCGTTAAGTTCGTATAACGACTAGAAAGAAGGCCAGCTATGGCCGTCTATTCGGTCTACCAAAAATATTTAACCGATAATTACGCGGTAGTAGTTTTACAAACAAACGCCGAACCTTTAGAAATCGGTCAAAGTTTTACAGTAGCTGGCGTTGACGCAACGTTTAACGGTACTTATGTAGTTAGGGCTTTACCGCAATACTATTTTACGGGCGTAAACGACGAAGGCTTTTTTTTCTACGATATTGAACTGCCAATAGCTAATCAAGTTCTATATGCAAAGACCGCAAACAATGTAAACATAGTGGCCGCTACCGGCACGTTAACCGCGTCGATAACTTGTACCTGGATAAACGCAGGGCAGATAGAAGACTGGCTAGGTATTGGTACGGCTACCGCAGCTGATACAGCATTTTTAACGTCTTGCGCGTCTGCCTCTAACGCTTTTATTTTTAGGCGTAGGCAAGAAAACGGCTATATAGATAGCCCTACTACCGTGCCAAGTAATGACGTAAGTTTAGGCGTCATTATGTACGGTGCAGCCTTGTACCGTCAGCGCGGCGCTATAACCGATTTTGCTAGCTTTGACGGTTTAGGTACGGGTAACACGTTTGGTTTATCGCCAATGGTTAAACAGTTGTTAGGTATTGACCGGCCGCAGGTTGCGTAATGCCACAAAACTTTACAGACCTATTTAACACGTCGCTAACAAACTTAACCGCAACACTTACAGCCGTAACAGGCCTACAAGTAGTTAACGACCCGCGTAACCTTGTACCGCCCTGCGCGTTTATAGACGCGCCCAGCTTCGAGGCGTTTAACGCAAACATAGTAAAAATGTCTTTTCCAGTACGGGTAATAACATTAGGGCCAGGCAATTTAGACGCCCAGCGCAGCCTACTTAACCTGGCTTCGCTAGTGCTGGGTGCTAATGTGGGCGTTACAGACGGTAGGCCTACAGAAGCTTTAGTAGGCGGCGTGGCTTATCCGGCTTACGATTTAACGGTAACTATGCAAGCCCAAACAGCGTAAAGGATATTTTTATGGCAAATTATGTAGTTACGTCAGACAGATTAGCCGGCTTTAATCGCGGCGATACCGTAACCAGCAAAGACCTAGAAGGCGTCGACATTGAAGCGCTAATAAATAGCGGCCACCTATCCACACAAAGCACTAAAAAACCTGCTAAAACTAAAGATACAGAAACAGACAAGGACTAACCCACTATGGCGACAACCGTTTATCTCAGCAACCCGGCATTAACAATAAACAGCGTGAACCTTACAGACCAGGCGACTAGCGCGGTTTTGACTTTTACGCAAGAACAATTAGAAACTACAGCGTTTGGGGATATTGCCCGCAAGTTTGGCGGTTCAGCTGTTACGTCTTTGCAAAATAATACTTTTGAAGTAACGCTATATCAAAGTTATGCAGCGTCAGAAACAGAAGCAACTATTTACGGCCTTGTCGGTATTCAAACAACTATTACGGTTTCGCCTACCGCTGCGGG